TGATATAATTGGGGAAGGTAAATTATGACCCTTCCCCTTTATTATGGACGAAAATTCTTATTCTGAATATGAATTCACCCTTAATGGTGGTGATGATGTAGTTAAACTTGTATTTGAAGACACACCTGTTATGACCGAACCTAAAAATCATCTTTGGAAATATGATGAAGATAAAATTCTCAAAGATATTCAGGACTATGTGACTAGCACTTATGGCAGTCATTATTGTGGACACAACGAAGCGTATAAGAACACGCAAACGATTGACCTGATGGCAGCAAAGGATCTAGCAGTGTCTTTCTGTCAGGCAAACATTCTTAAGTATGGAAGCCGTTATGGTGATAAAGACGGCCGTAATAAACGTGACTTGATGAAAGTCATTCACTATGCTATGCTACTGCTTCACTTCGATGGTCATTATTCTCGCAAAGATAACGGACTTACCGAATTTCGTTGATTATGAAACTGAAAGACAAAACTATGAAACTCTCTGATAAAACTGTAAACCTTCTGAAAAACTTTTCGAACATCAATCAGTCCATTCTGATTAAAGAAGGTAAGCAACTACGCACTATTTCTGTGATGAAGAATATTCTTGCAGAAGCAACTGTTGATGAAGAATTTCCCAAAGATTTTGGGATCTATGATCTTAACCAATTTCTGAATGGTTTGTCACTTCACCAAAGTGCAGAACTTGATTTTCAGAATGAAAATTACGTTGTGATTCGTGAAGGTAAATCGCGTTCGAAATATTTCTTTGCCGATCCAAACGTAATTGTTGTTCCTCCTGATAAGTCTATCAATCTTCCTAGTGAAGATGTTTGTTTCGTTCTTGATACAAAAGAACTTGATAAACTTCTGAAAGCAGCTGCTGTGTATCAACTTCCCGATCTTTCTGCAATCGGTGAGGCAGGTGTAATTAAATTGGTTGTGCGCGATAAGAAGAATGATACTTCTAATGATTTTTCTATCGTAGTTGGTGAAACTGAAGATAATTTCGTATTTAACTTTAAAGTGGAGAATATTAAGATTCTTCCTGGATCATATGAAGTGGTTGTTTCTTCTAAACTTTTGTCGCGTTTTACTAGTACCAATCACGATCTCTGCTATTATGTAGCTCTCGAACCTGATTCTACTTTTGGATGAACATCTTTGTAACCAGTCCTTTTCCTGCGGAAAGTGCAATTTGTCTTCCTGACAAACACATTGTTAAAATGCCACTTGAGTGCTGTCAGATGCTTTCTATCGTAGCATCCAAGTGGTATCATAATTATGGGCAAATTCATAAAACTGATGGTGCTCCATATGCAACCACTAAAGGTGCTTTTCGCAATCATCCATGTACTCAATGGGCAGCAAAAACAATTGATAATGCCTATTGGCTTATCAAATGGGGATTGAACTTGTGTGATGAGTATACTTTGCGCTATAATAAAGTACATGCATGTCAAAATACACTTGTAGAATCATACTACCTTTTTCCAAAAGGTAAACTTACTAATGTAACTCCATTTGCTCGTGCAATGCCCGACGAATATAAATTTGATACAAGTATTGACACTTTTACTGCTTACAAGATGTATATCGCATCCAAACCTTGGGTAAAGAATAATTATCTTCGTATGCCCGAACGAAAACCTGAATGGATTTAAAAATGAGCTCAACAGATAAATTTATACACCCACAATATCCTAGATTAAGTTGGTTGCGAATCATTGGTAATACCTTTTTTATTATTGGATATGCAGTAATTCTTTTTAATAGTGTTCAACTTGGAATTTATTTCCGCTTATTTGGTAACTTGTTATCTTTCCCATATTTCTATAAAGTTAGGATGTGGGATATGATGACCATTCGCAGCTTCTTTGCTATTATTGAACTAGCAAAACTTATTGAAATTTTCTTCTTTTGATTATGAATAGTGATTTTATTTGGGTGGAAAAATATCGCCCAAAGACGATTGAGGATTGCATTCTCCCAGAAAATATTAAAAAAACCTTTAGCGACTTTCTAAATAAAGGTGAAATTCCAAATATGCTTCTTGCTGGTCCTCCTGGTATTGGGAAGACAACAGTAGCAAAGGCACTCTGCAATGAATTGGGAGTAGATTTTTATGTCATCAATGGATCCGACGAAGGTAGATTCCTTGATACTGTCAGAAACAATGCGAAAAACTTCGCTTCGACCTTATCGCTTTCGTCAACTGCTAAACACAAAGTCATCATCATTGATGAGGCAGATAACACAACCTCGGATGTTCAACTCCTCTTACGGGCTTCTATTGAGGAATTTAGTAAGAATTGTAGATTCATCTTTACCTGCAACTATAAAAACAAAATCATTGAACCCCTCCACTCCCGATGTGCAGTCGTTGAATTTGGAATCAAAGGAAAAGACAAAGCCAAACTTGCTGCGGGATTTTATAACCGCCTTCAAGAAATCCTTCAAACTGAAGGCGTAGAATTTGATCAAAAAGTTCTGATTGAATTGATCAATAAGCATTTTCCTGATTGGCGTCGTGTACTAAATGAGTGTCAAAGATACGCATCTAATGGTAAGATTGATTCCGCTATTCTTGCTTCCTTCTCTGATGTTTCTGTAAATGAACTTGTTAAGAACCTTAAAGAAAAGAATTTTTCCGAAGTCCGTAAATGGGTCGTCAATAATTTGGATAACGATTCTTCTGATTTGCTTCGTCGCATTTATGACACACTTTACGAGTGTCTTGTTCCTGGTTCTATTCCTGCTGCTGTTTTGATTATAGCTAAATATCAATATCAGATTGCCTTTGTAGCAGACCAAGAGATTAATCTTCTTGCTGCTCTTACTGAAATTATGGTGGAGTGTGAGTTTAAATGATTATTACTTTCCATGAAGTTTGGTGGTTTATAGAAACGACACATGTTGATAAAACAGTTCTCGAATTAATTCATCCCGAAACTGGTAATAAAATTTCTCCAGATACTTATATAATTAAGACTCATTGTGAAAATCGTTACAATATGGATGCATTGAGAACATTGTGGGAAGATGGATATTCTTTTATTGTTCATGGTAGTCAAATAACTCCAAATGTTAAAAATTTAGTTGAGGAAGTTGAATCCGATCATAATGTTGATGCACAATCTCATATCTACATGGGTAAAAAAAATAGTAGATCATTTCCAACACATGCAGATAATCCAGATAACTTAATTGTTCAGTGTATTGGTAAATCAAAGGTTACCATTTATAATGAGTATTCCGATCAATCTGGTCCGTGTCGTGATACAACAAATTTAACTATTAAGGAACAATATGTTCTCGAACCTGGAAATTCGATTTATATTCCTTCCTTACAGTTTCATCATTTTGAACCACTAACGGATCGTTTAAGTATTAGTATCCCAATGTATAAAAAATGATTGTTAGTGAAAGTGATGCAGTTTGGGCTGCAAATGAGTTTATTGAATATTTTTCTCATATGTCCAATATTGAGGACTACTTGAGGTTTGTAAAAAAAGAAGTGATCGCATCTACAAGTTCTCTTGTATCTTTGCATGATGAATTTTTTAATGAGGATATTCATCCCGAAGACATGAATTTTGACATTAAGTTTGTCGGCACTAGATTTCAAAATGCTGTCCCCCAAGAACATTATGTCAATCTTCTCAGAGCAGTTTCTTCGCATAATAATGAATCAAATATTCCTGGACGTGAATTGCGTTGGATGATATTTGAAAAGAATACTAAAAAGGTTCTTGGATTTATTCGTTTTGGTTCGCCTACAATTAATTCGAAACCAAGAAACGAATGGTTGGGAAAATCTCCAGATCTTACTATTTTTAATAGACATGCAGCCATGGGATTTGTAATTGTCCCATCACAACCTTTTGGATACAACTATCTTGGTGGTAAACTTCTTGCTCTTCTTTGTTGCTCGCATCTTGCAAGAGAGTCCTTAAATGAAGTATTTGAAAAGAATATTGCTTTGTTTGAGACCACATCTCTTTATGGATCGACGACAGATGCATCTCAGTATGATGGTCTAAAACCCTTTATGCGGTACAAGGGATTAACTGAAAGTAAATTTCTCCCACTTCTTCACGATGAGGTGTTTCATAAGTTGCACGATAGATTTACTTTATTGAATAATAATACTCCACTGACTGATAATAAAGCTTCATCCAAAAAGATGAAGCGTCAGACAAAGATGATCTCCATCATTCGCAATTCACTTCAAGATAAACAAAAACTTGAGGAATTTAATTCTGTAATTGGAGCTGCTTTTGCATTAACTCAAAAGAAAAGATTCTATATATCTGACTATGGATATTCAAATGTTAGAGAAGTAATTCTTGGTGAACAGAAAGAACTTCTTCGTGGTCCTAATTGGGATAAGTTTTATCTAGAAAATATTATTTCCTGGTGGAAAAAGAAAGCAGCAAAACGATACGAAAAATTAAAGGAAGAAAACCGATTCAGAACTAAGGTCGAACTCTGGACAGATGATGATGAAATTCAAATTATCCGATGAAATGTGAAGTCCAACTCTACGTTGCTGGCACAGTTTTTTATGAAACTGTGATTGCCAAAGATTATAAAGAAGCGAAAGAAGTCGCTCTTGCTCGCAACCCCAATGCAAAAGTAATTGCTGTCACTGCAAAATTTAAATAATGGAACTTAAGGACTGGTTGAATTCAATCAATTTTACAAAAGAAGATTTATCGGAGGATATTAAATCTTATCCCCCATATATTATTAATAGATGTTTATCTGGACATATTGATTGCATTATGTTTGCAAATGAGATGAATATGAATCATCATCTCGATAAAAACCTGCAATATTCTTTTTATCTAAATAGTCTAAGGAAAAAAAAGAGATTCTCTCCTTGGATCCGAAAAGATAATATCAAAGATTTAGAATGCGTTAAGCAGTACTATGGATATAGTAATGAAAAGGCATCCCAAGCTTTGAAAATTTTATCTCCTCAACAGATCGACTTTATAAAACAAAAACTTGAAACTGGTGGAAACAATGGCAAACCAAACAACTGAACCTCAGGTAAACTGGGCTCCCAATATGATGGTAGAAGTCCTTCTAAATGAACCTGATGACTTTCTGAAGGTGCGTGAAACCTTGACTCGCATCGGAGTGGCATCGAGAAAGGAGAAAAAACTTTATCAAAGTTGTCACATTCTACACAAACAAGGCAAGTACTATATCGTTCACTTCAAAGAATTATTTGCTCTTGATGGCAAGTATGCCAATCTTACTGTAAACGATGTTCAGCGCCGTAATCGTATTGTTCGTTTACTTGGTGATTGGGGATTAATCACTATTGTTAACGAAGATTTAGTTCAAGATATTGCACCTTTAAATCAAATTAAAGTAATTGCCCACCGAGATAAGGGTGAGTGGATTTTGGAGCAGAAATATAATATTGGTAAAAAAAGATCTCCAGTTGAAGAAACCGAATGATCTTGTAGGGAGTTCAACACTCCCTTTTTTTGTATTTCTTGTATAATTAGTAGTGGATGCCGCAAGGGTCCACAAAACACAAACTCGCTTTTAAAGGAGCTACCATAATGACTAACCTTACACGTTATACTGCTGCGGATCTTCCTGCACTGATGGATAAGATCACTCGCAATAGTATTGGTATGGACGAGTATCTTGATCGTCTGTTTAATTTTGAATCCAATTCAAATTATCCTCCATACAATCTTGTTCAGGTAAGTAACGTAGAATCACGTTTAGAACTTGCACTTGCAGGATTTAAAAAGGAGGAAGTTCATGTGTACACCGAGTATGGAAAACTTTTTGTCGAAGGGCAAAAGGAAGATAAATCCTCTGAGTCAAACTACATCCATAGAGGAGTGGCTCAAAGAAGTTTCCAGAGAGCATGGACAATCGCAGACGACACAGAAGTCAAAGAAGTTAAATTTGAAGACGGACTTCTTTCAATTGAACTGAAAAAAATTGTTCCTCAACATCATCAACGAAAAGATTATATCTAAATAAAATAAAAACGCATGAAAACCTTCCAGCAGTTCATGGAAAAGGTAGGGGACTTTGGCAATCCCCCACAAAAAACAAAAGTAAAATGCTATAAAACAATTAAATATGCCATGGTTCCAAGTGGAAAAGCATGTGCTAAGCGTTCTTCTTCAAGTGCTGGTGGAGACTAAATAGAATTGAATATCGTCGGCGCAGAGGGGAAACTGGCACAATCCAGTTGACTCCCCTCTTTTTTATTGGTAGAATGGATACATTGGAGAAATACTATGATTAAATTGTTGGTTTTATCTGATGATCAAATTTTGATCACCCAAATAGAAGAAGTTGGTTCCGAAATGGGAGAACCTGATTGTAAATTGACAAATCCTTTTGTCGTAAAGGATAGTAATTTGGAACCTTGGTTATTTGAGGTGACAAATCAAAATGTTTTTATGATTCACTCTGATAAGATTCTTACAATCACGGATCCGAAACCTACACTTCTTGAAAAATACGAGCAACTGACTAAATGAAATTTTACACCAACGTACAATTAATTGGGAATCAGTTTTTAGTTCGTGCATATGATAATGGAAACTATGTAATGTTCAAGGAGGAATATACACCAACTCTTTTTATTCCAACAAAAAAAGAATCTAAGTATAAAACTCTTGAGGGAGAAAGTGTTGAACCGATTCAACCTGGATTTGTAAGAGATTGCAGAGAGTTCTACAAAAAGTATGAAGGTGTGGATGGATTTCGTATCTATGGAAATGATAGATATGTTTCTCAATATATTTCTGAAAAATATCCAGAGGACGAAATCAAGTTTGATATTTCCAAAATCCGTCTGTACAGTTTGGACATTGAGGTTGCATCTGAAAATGGGTTTCCAAATGTAGAGTCAGCCTCGGAAGAAATTCTTTTGATCACAATTCAGGATTATAATACAAAGAAGATTATTACTTGGGGTACTAACCCATTTAAAAATAAACAGGATAATGTCACTTACCATCAATGTGGTGATGAGTACAACCTGCTGCAAACTTTTATTGAATGGTGGGATCACAATCATCCAGATGTTATTACTGGATGGAACGTACAACTTTACGATATTCCATACATTTGCCGCAGACTCAATAGAGTTTTAGGTGAAAAGCAAATGAAACGTATGTCCCCCTGGGGATTGAATACGGAAAACGAGATTTATGTAAGTGGTAGAAAGCAGGTTTATTTTGATGTCGGTGGTATTACTCAACTTGATTATTTGGATCTCTATAAAAAGTTCACTTATAAAGCCCAAGAATCATATCGCCTAGATCATATTGCTGAAGTTGAACTTGGGCAGAAAAAATTAGACCACTCGGAGTTTGATACTTTTAAAGACTTCTATAGCAAAGGATGGCAGAAGTTTGTAGAGTATAACATTATTGACGTGGAACTTGTTGACCGTATGGAAGACAAGATGAAACTGATTGAACTTGCTCTTACCATGGCTTTCGATGCAAAAGTAAACTTTGGTGACGTTTTCTATCAAGTTCGCATGTGGGACAACATCATTTATAACTATCTAAAGAAGAGGAATATTGTTATTCCCCCTAAAGAACGTACAGCAAAGGACACTAAGTATGCGGGAGCATATGTTAAGGAACCGAATCCTGGGGTATATGATTGGGTGGTCAACTTTGACCTTAATTCTCTTTATCCCCATCTTATTATGCAGTACAACATCTCGCCAGAAACCCTCCTGGACGAAAGACATCCCACTGCAACTGTTGAAAAGATCTTAAATCAAGAAATTAATTTCGAACTTTATAAGGATCAAGCAGTTTGTGCTAACGGAGCAATGTTCCGTAAGGATGTTCGTGGGTTTTTACCAGAACTCATGGAGAAGATGTATAATGAGCGAGTCATTTTCAAAAAGAAAATGATTGAAGCAAAAAAACAGTATGAAAAAACTCCGACAAAAGAACTGGAAAAGGAGATTGCAAGATGCAACAACATCCAGATGGCAAAAAAGATTTCTCTTAACTCTGCTTATGGTGCTATCGGCAATCAGTATTTCCGCTACTATAAATTAGCCAATGCCGAGGCAATCACTCTTTCTGGACAAGTCAGTATTCGCTGGATTGAAGGAAAGATGAATTCTTATCTCAATAAAATTCTCAAGACAAATGATGTTGATTACGTTATTGCTTCAGATACTGATTCTATATACCTTAACATGGGTCCTTTGGTTGAATGTGTATTCAATGGAAGAGAGAAAACTACTGAGAGCATTGTTTCGTTCCTTGATAAGGTCTGTGAAATGGAACTTGAAAAGTATATTGAAGGTTCTTACCAAGAATTGGCTGACTATGTAAATGCTTATGACCAAAAGATGCAGATGAAGCGTGAGAATATTGCTGACCGTGGAATCTGGACTGCCAAAAAGAGATACATTCTCAATGTATGGAACAGTGAAGGTGTTGCATATTCAGAACCCAAACTTAAGATTATGGGAATTGAAGCAGTCAAATCATCCACACCAGCACCATGCCGTAAGATGATTAAAGATGCTCTTAAAATCATGATGACTGGTAGTGAAGATGATGTTATCAACTTCATCGATAAGTGTCGTGAGCAGTTTAGATCTCTTCGTCCTGAAGATATTGCTTTTCCAAGAACAGCATCTGACGTTCAAAAATATCATTCTTCATCTGAAATTTATAGTAAAGGTACACCTATTCATGTACGTGGAGCTTTACTTTTCAATCATCATGTTAAACAGAAAAAACTTACCAATAAGTATTCTTTGATTGGAAATGGAGAGAAAATTAAGTTTGTATATCTAAAAAAACCAAATACTATTCAAGAAAATATTATTTCTTTCATTCAAGATTTCCCAAAGGAACTTGGTCTTGACAAATATGTGGATCATGACCTACAATTTGAGAAAGCATTTCTTGAACCACTAAAGTCAATCTTGGATGCGATTGGTTGGAATGTGGAAAAAACTGCGAATTTAGATTCTTTTTTCTTATGATACAAAATTTATTTGCATCTCAAATATGGAAATCTTCATTAAATATTCAACAAGATATTAGGAATAAATTTTTAATTTCTATTGAAAAAAATTATAAAAAGTACGAAAATTATCTTCATCCAACTTGGCCATGCAAAGTTCATACAACCATTGATGAAAATAATGAAGTTGATTATAGTTTTATAATTTCATATTTTAAAGAAGAATATGAAAAATTCGCAAAAGAAATTAATTTAAAATATCATAACTATAACATACATCGCATATGGTATAACTTGTACTTGAAAGGGTACAATCAAGAACTTCATGATCATATCAAAGGAGATATTTTATACAGCGCAGTTTATTTTTTAAAACTTCATCGTGAACATCCTTCAATCACATTTTACAATTATACAAATTATGATGCATATTATGCATCTAAAGAAAATATAAGAAATCTTTATATCGAAGATAATATAAATCATTCGATTACAAGAAATCACTTTACTTTAGATGTAAAGGAAAATGATTTTATAATTTTTCCAGCATATCTTCCTCATGGAGTTTTTATTCAAAAAACAGACGAACCAAGAATTACTATTAGTATGAATTTTACTTTGGAGAATACTTATGGATCTACCTATTAATGACGACGAACTGAATACAATTGTAAAAGCACTGGGATTCGGTGGAGATGCTGCTTTGTATCACAAACTAAAACTAGTCAAAGAACTTAAAGAACAAGGTTTACCCTATAAGAAAATTTTACGTGAACAATACGGGATGGTAGCTTGATGGACTTCTTAAAAGATATTGTAAAAGAAATTGGTGATGATTATACCAAACTCGCTTCCGACATCGACGAAACTGAAACTTATGTTGATACGGGTTCATACGTTTTTAATGCATTGGTTTCAGGTAGCATATTTGGTGGTGTATCTGGGAATAAAATTACTGCTATTGCTGGAGAGTCTTCTACTGGAAAGACTTTCTTTTCTCTCGCTGTGGTTAAGAATTTTCTTGATACTAACCCCGATGGTTATTGTCTCTACTTTGATACTGAGGCTGCTATTACCAAGTCACTCTTAGAATCTCGTGGAGTGGATACTGATAGAACGGTTGTTGTTAATGTAGTGACAATAGAAGAGTTTCGTACTAAGGCACTTAAGGCAGTAGACATTTACTTAAAAAAACCTGTAGATGAACGCAAACCATGTATTTTTGTGTTAGACTCTCTTGGTATGCTTTCTACAGAGAAAGAAATTACTGATGCACTGAACGACAAACAAGTTCGTGATATGACAAAATCGCAACTTGTCAAAGGTGCTTTTCGTATGCTCACACTTAAATTAGGTCAAGCAAATGTTCCGCTCATTGTCACAAATCACACATACGATGTCATCGGAGCTTACGTACCAACGAAAGAAATGGGCGGAGGTTCTGGACTTAAATATGCAGCATCTACGATCATCTATCTCAGCAAAAAGAAAGAGAAAGATGGAACAGAAGTGGTCGGCAATATTATCAAAGCTAAGACTGCTAAGTCGCGTTTGAGTAAGGAGAATAAGGATGTTGAAGTCCGTCTGTATTATGATGAGCGCGGCCTTGATCGTTACTATGGTCTTCTGGAACTTGGTGAGATTGGTGGACTCTGGAAGAATGTAGCGGGTCGTTATGAGATTAATGGTAAAAAACTTTACGCAAAAGAGATTCTAAAGAATCCTGATCAATATTTCACTGAAGAAGTGATGCAACAGTTAGACGAAATTGCACAAAAGGAATTTAGTTATGGAGCAAGTTGAATTTCTAATTCTTAGAAATTTATTATATAATGAGGAGTATTTAAGAAAAGTTTTACCGTTTATCAAATCTGAATATTTTGAAGATACGAACCAAAAAATTGTATTTGAAGAGATCGTTTCCTTTGTGCAAGAATATAATAAACTTGTAACAAAGGAGATTCTTTGCATTGAAGTAGAAAATCGAAAAGATATTACTGATACATCATTTAAAGAGATTGTCCATCTGATTGATAATCTTAATGATGTACCTATCGAAATAAATTGGATCGTCGATACTACAGAAAAGTGGTGTCGTGATCGTGCAATTTATTTGGCTCTTATGGAGTCTATTCATATTGCTGATGGTAAAGACGAAAAAAAGAATCGGGATAGCATCCCTAGTATTTTGTCTGATGCCTTAGCAGTTTCTTTTGATAATCATGTAGGTCACGATTACTTAGAAGACTATGAGCAACGTTACGAGTCATATCACAAAAAGGAAGAAAAACTTGAGTTTGATCTTGAATTCTTTAACAAGATTACAAAAGGTGGTCTGCCTAATAAGACTCTCAACATCGCTCTTGCTGGTACGGGTGTCGGAAAGTCTTTATTCATGTGCCATGTGGCTGCTTCCATTTTACTGCAGGGAAAAAACGTTCTCTATATCACTCTTGAAATGGCTGAAGAGCGAATTGCAGAAAGAATTGATGCAAATCTCCTTAACGTTCCCATTCAAGAAATCTCGGAATTGCCGAAACAAATCTTTGAAAACAAAGTAACTAATCTTGCGAAAAAGACTCAAGGCACTCTTATCATTAAAGAGTATCCAACTGCATCTGCACATAGCGGTCATTTTAAATCACTTCTTAATGAACTCGCTCTTAAGAAGTCATTCAAACCAGATATTATTTTCATTGACTATTTGAATATTTGTGCATCTTCGCGTTATAAAGGAAACCTTTCCGTCAATTCATATTCATATATTAAAGCAATTGCTGAAGAATTAAGGGGACTTGCAGTGGAATTTAATGTTCCAATTGTTTCTGCTACTCAAACCACCCGTTCTGGTTATGGAAGTTCTGATGTTGAACTTACAGATACTTCAGAATCCTTTGGTCTTCCTGCTACTGCTGACCTTATGTTCGCTTTGATTAGTACAGAGGAACTCGAAGGACTTGGACAGATTCTTGTGAAGCAACTGAAGAATCGTTATAACGATCCTACCATTCATAAACGTTTTGTGATTGGAATTGATCGGGCAAAGATGCGTCTTTATGATTGTGAACAATCTGCTCAAGATGATATCCTTGACAATAAAAAGGAAGAGGAGTATGATTATGAAGAAAGGAAACCAAAAAAATCATTTGAAGGATTTAAATTCTGATGTTTGAACTTTCAAAAAATATTTCTATCCAAATGGAAATATTTCAAAATTCTAAAATATATACAATTGATAATTTCTATGCAAATCCAGATTCAATTGTAGAGTATTTTTTAAAAATTGTTCCGCCTTTGTGGAAAATAGAACAAAAACCCTCTTACAATTCAATTTATTTTGAAGATAGGCGACATAATATTGAATCCGATAAAATAATAAAAGTATATGAATTTTTAGAGTTTTTATGTGGACAAAGTGCATCTAAAAAAAATGACATTTTTACAAATGCGATAAGATTTAAAAAGTGCAATTTTAACGATTATAAAAATAATTATTGGTGGCCACATTTAGATTCTGGATACAATGGAATTGTATATTTAAATGCAAATGATCATGTATCTGGAACAAATTTATATGAAAATTTGTATTCAAAAGAAGAACCGTCAAATTGTCCAGAACATTTTATTCCGTGGAGAAATAAAAATAATTATAGACTTGTAAAAAATTTGATTCCACGCTACAATAGACTAGTCTTATTTGATGGACTTAAATTTTATCATGGAATGAACATCTGCAATGATGATTATTTTTATGAAACATACAGATTTAACCAAGTATTTTTCTTTAAACAAAATTAATTACAATGAAAACAATAGACACTAACAAATATATTGAATTCGTTCGTCAAACCACAAGTCCTGCAAGTAGTAACTATGCAGATTTAATTTCTCGTCTATCGCAACTTGAAGTTGAATTTGATGCTGATGTTCCTCGTCTTTTGACAGCAGCTTTTGGCATGACTGCAGAAGCGGGTGAGTTCACTGAAGTTGTCAAAAAGATTTTTCTTCAGGGAAAACCATACAACGAAGAAAATGTATTTCACCTGAAGCGTGAACTTGGAGATATCTGTTGGTATCTTGCACAAGCATGTATGGCACTTGATACAAACTTTGAGGAAGTTCTGCAAATGAACTTTGATAAACTGAGTGCTCGTTACCCTGAGGGTGCATTTGATGTTTATCGCTCAGAAAATCGTGTTGAAGGAGATCTATAAATAAATTACCCTTCGGGGTTTTTTGGGGATATAGCTCAGTTGGTAGAGCGCGGTCTTTGCAAGGCTGATGTCAGGAGTTCGAGTCTCCTTATCTCCATTCTAAATATTTAAAAGAGTTAAGAGAATGGCAGGATTACTTGCTGAACGTCAAGAACGTGGATTGATTGATGCAATTAATAGCGGATATGGGCAAAATAATGGACAACCATTTACTTTAATTGGTGCGAATGGTGTAAAAATTGCTAATGTAACCTTTGCTGAAAAATTTGAAGGTCGTTCTTCTGCAGGAACAGAACCATATACTGATGTAATAATTACAACTAAAACAAAAAAAATAAACGTATCAAATAAAGGAGAAAGTGCTCCTAGTATTGCCGGCGGCGGACTTGCTGGACTTGAACTTGCCGTTCCTGGTTTAACAAAGTTATTTTTGGAAGCTGCTTTAAAAGAATATAAGAAAAGGGGATTTAAAGAGGGAATGTCTGGACTTCCAGATATGTATGGAAAAGTAAGTGATTCTTTAAAAGAAACAATAGTAGTTGGAAATAAAAAAATGGGTGGTCCAATTCATTATATGTATATTGGTCCAATGGATGTAAAATATACTTTTTCAAATGGTGTATTAAGAGTGAATGGAAATTTTTATGAAGCGAAAAAATATGCAAAAGATAATGATTTATATTTGAGACTTAGAAAGAGAAGGGAAGATCAACCATTTGAACCAAGCAAAAAAGATTCAAAAGGTTTACCTTTAATTTTGGGAAGATCGCCAAGTAGAGGTGATTCTGGAAGACGAATCGTTACTGCAAAAAAACCACCAAGAAATGCACTCACGGTTGAGTTCTGAATAAATAAGTTTATATTAAGATAAATATGAAACAGTTTTTTAACTTTCTGAACGAAGCAAAAGAATCTCAAGCGTCAATGCAGGCACGACGCATGGGACTTAAGGGTGATGGCCACGGCGGTTGGTACAATCCCCAAGGAGAATTTGTTGCGAAAACGGAAAAAGGAGAACTGAAGTTTTACAATCAGGGGCAAAGAACTGGACAGAGAGATATTCCTCAGCAAAGAAACAAAGCAAATCAACAAGTCGCTGCAACTCAAGCAGCAACAAAACCACAAGAACAACAACCACAAAGAAAAGAAGCGGAAGTTCTTCGTGGTGATGAAGAAGGTAAAGGTGTAACGGTTGTATTTGGTCGCTTTAATCCACCAACAACTGGACATAAAAAACTTCTTGACTCTGCATCAAATATTTCTGCGGGATCTGAGTTAAGAGTTTATCCATCAAGAACACAAGATGCAAAGAAGAATCCATTGGATCCTTCAACCAAGATTGAATACATGAAGAAAATGTTCCCCAAGTATGAGGAAAATATTATTGATGATGATAATATGAAGTCAATCTTTGATGTTTTAAAAACCGCTGATGAAGATGGATTTACAGACGTGACTATTGTTGTGGGCGCGGATCGTCTGGGTGAATTTAAAAACTTAGCTAATAAGTATAATGGAGATCTTTATACCTTTGATATGATTAATGTGGTATCTGCAGGCGAGCGTGATGCTGATGCTGAAGGTGTGGAGGGAATGTCTGCATCTAAACTGAGAAAGGCAGCAGCAGATAATGACTTTGAGACTTTTAAATCTGGCATTCCAAAATCTTTAGGACCAGAAGAAACAAAAAATCTTTTCAACGCTCTTCGTAAGTCGATGAGAGTATCTGCAAAAGAATCATATAATCTTTGGGAGATTGCTCCTAAGTTTGATATGTGGAATCTTCGTGAAAATTATGTAACCAAAAAGATTTTTAGACTTGGTGATTTTGTAGAAAATTTAAATACTGGTTTGGTTGGCGAAGTAATGCGTCGTGGAGCCAATCACTTAATCTGTGTAACCAAAGAAGGTTGGATGTTCAAGTCTTGGATTAAAGATTTAATGGAGTATACGGAAGTCAAAATGGATAAGCAGATGAGAACTCCAAAGAAACCAAACACGTTAATTGGAACCACTGGTTATTTTAAAACTGCTGCAAAGATGACTCCAGGATCTTTAGGTGTCGGAAAAGAAAACCTTCAGTATGGTGGAAAGTCATATGGGATTAATTTTATAAATAAGTACAGGAAAAAGTAATCTTTATTAAGATGTCTCAGAATATTTTAAATGACATTTCCAAGGTATACTTGGAGCAAATCGCTACTGAAGCGGCAAAACCAGATTATCTTGATTTTGATAAAGATGGTAATAAGAAAGAGTCGATGAAGAAGGCTCTAAAGGATAAGAAAGAAGTTGCAGAAGCAGTAAGAGGACAAGATACTGAGATGAGAAAAGCTGCTTCTGCAGAAAGAAGAGCGGGTGATACTTTGACTAAGAAACTTCCTCCAAGCAAGGGTAAGCAATTTGGTCAGTATCAGAGTGATCAAATTGCTTATATTGATAAAAAGACGAAAGGGAAGCATATTCCTGGTATGACAAGAGAATCACTTGATCCTGTAGGTCATGAGGATGCAGATATTGATAATGATGGTGATACAGATAAGTCAGATAAGTATCTCCATAAGCGCCGCAAGGCAATTGGTAAAGCAATTGCAACTCGTAAAGAGTCTTTCTCTGATTGGAGACAGGATCTTTCTGAAGTAATGGAAAAAATTGAGAAGGATGATGAGCATAAGCAAATCAAAGAAAAGAAAAATATTAACAATAAAGTTGTAATTAATCCAGATTTTAAAGAAGCAGTAGAAGAACTTGGTGGAGTTCTTCTTGAGTCGGTTGAAGTTGATGAAGCATATCAACCAATTGATAAGGACAAAGAAAATAGAATGTATCGTAGAGCAGGTAACCTTGCTCGCACTGCAGTTTCTTCAACAGGTAAGAAAAAAGAAGTTGCACAGAAAAAGTCTTCAAAGATTGTAAGTGCAATCACCAGACAAAAGGAAAAGGAAAGATTCGATCGTATTGGTCAGTCTCCCACACATAATGAAGCATTTGTTGATCCCGAACATGGTGAATCTCCAAGTGGAAGAAGTCCACTTCAAAATGTTTCAGATCATCCAAAAGCATCTGTAAGAAAAACTGCTGTAAAAGGTTTTAAAAAGCAGATGAGTAAAGAGTATGGTGGAAAGTGGAAATCCAGATCTGGCGACCCTGTAGGTGAAGAAGTTTCATATGTAAATGAAGATGGTGCAAGCAAAAAGGCAGAAACACAGTTTCATGACAAGTTAGATAAGATGGTTCATAAAACCTTTGGTAAGAGAAAAGAAGAAAAGAAAATGAAAGAAGAAGTTGAAAAGATTGATGAAAATAGAGCAGCAATGCGTGATCCTGAAAATTATGAACGTGAACAAAGAAGAAGTCAATCTTCTCGTGAGCGTAGAATGAACGATCCTAAGACCGGTATCAATTCAAAGGCATTCAATGACTTCTATAATGCCCAAATGGCATCTAAAAAGAAGAAAGCAAATGAAGAGTTTGAACTTGATGAAAAAATTTTGACTCCTGCAGAGACAAAGAAGAAAGAAGAGATCGTAATGTCGATGAAAAAGAAAGGCGATTTTTCCAAGTATGGTGAAAGAGCAAAAGAAGTAATGTACGCTACTGCGACTAAACAAGCAAAAAAGTTGGCAGAGGCAGATATGCCTCAGGAAACCCAAGATACGGACAATCGAGCAAGAACCCAACAAAAGCAGAAGTTGTTACAGATCCTACAGCAGAAAGAAAGAGCGGTGAGAGCTGGTATGACGGATATTAGTGCTTCTTATGAAGCAGAAGGTGAAGTTATTGATGAAGCGAAGCAATCTTTTCCATTCAAAAAGGTTAAAAAGCAAATGGAAAAGGCAAGGGCAGGTTCTGTCTATGCTAAAAAAGGAAATCCTGCAGTTCCTAATACAACTGATTCCGAAAAGAGAGAGACTACACGTTTCAGTAAGATGCATCATGCATCTGAAAAGGCAAAGAGAGAAAAGCAAGACACAGATAAAGCAAGACGTTCATCAACTTTCTACAAGGATACACATCCAGCAAGTGCTACTAAGATGAAAAAAGCGAATGAAGAATTTGAAATTCTTGATGAAAGAAGAAGGGAAGAAAAAGGAACCCCAAGAAAACCCCGCGATAAAGCATTTGAATTAATTTCAAAATCTATGGGTGCGGGTAGAATGGGTGTTCAACCAAGAGGAAAGAAAAAAGTTCCTGGTGAGAAAAAACCATCTACACAGATCACTCCTGCAGAAAAAGTTAAAAGACGCCGTGATTCCGCTCAAAGAGCACAAGACGCGATGCATTCTCCAAGAGACTGATTCCTAAATAGGACAGGATACTCTTTTTACGGAGGACATCATGGGCGCAGTAGTAGCGGTTGTAAAACCACTTCTGATTTCAATTGCGACACACCCTGCTGTTAAGCAACTTGTTCTTGATTTACTCAAGAAGTATGTTGATAGTACAGACAACAGCATTGATAATTTAGTCTATGAAATGGTAAAGGATAAACTCTTTACGCCACAAAAATGATTACATGTTTTGTAACTAATTGGGGTGTAACTATTATCTTAGGTCTTCTGTTAACTGCTTCTGAGTGGTTGGCTAAAACAAAAAGATTTGAAGAGAATGGTTTACTTGATTTAACAACAAATTTTTTAAGAATAATTTTACGCAAGGGAGACCAAAAGTAAGGTCTCCTTTTTTTATAAATATTACTAGAAATATTTTTACGAGTAAAAAACATGGCACTCTGGGGAAATAATGACGCAAAAGGTTCCGGTGGAACAGTATCTCTTGATTATTCAACCCTCGTTGTAACTGGTAGTGGTACAACCTTTGGTCAAGTTGGCGCAGCAGCTACGGGTGATGTAATTCGTTTTGGTCCACAAGGGGAAATTGGAAATGCTGTAATCGTTGGAATTGCTAGCACCACACAACTCTCCATTGCATCAACTGCTGGTTTAAGTGGTGTTGCAATTGCCGCTACCGATTTCCAAATCAGTGAACTTCCTAAGTACACTGTTCTTGATAGCCGCTGGAGTGAGACCAATACAGATTACGAACCACACATTTATGGTGTTGCTGATGGCGGAATTGCCGCTGCTCAAGGAACATCATATGCATTGACACATGCTGGTTGGGTTGGAGTTACAACCTATGTTGACACTCATGGCAATCTGAGAGTTAAGTCTGAAACCCTGGTTGCAATGTCTGGTATCACCACTGGCAATCTGCCAATCTACGATCAAGATCCTACAGTTGCCTGATGATCTATGATCTTTAATGAGTTGAATGAAGAAAATTTTCTTCTCTTTGCCATCAAACATTATGAAAATCCTCAGGCAGTAACCAAAGAAGATTTTGATAAAGATCTACAGCATTTCAAATACATTAAGCGTTTGCTTAAAAAGTATAAGAACACTGGAGAATTGAAAGCACATTTGCTTTTGAATCACTTTATCATTCTTTATAATATTTTTAGTGATGCTGCTACTCCAATGTTATTTTATAAAATTGAAAAGGATCTTTGGTCTACAGTAAAAACATTTATTTTATTCTTAAATAAATTACCAGAGACACCTAGATGTTATATACATGATGTTCCAGTGGATATAACCTGCCTATCAGAACTTCAGAGCATTTGTAAAAATGGCTAATCTTGATAGAATCATACAAATCATAAGAGAGCAAATGGTAGCGAATGCTCCAGGAGGTTCTGGTGGATTCAGTGGATCTGCAGATCCTAAAGGACCTACTGCTGGATTTGATCCTGTTATGGGATTGAAAAGAAGAAAGGGGCCACAAATTAAGTTACCTCCAGGTTCCCGTAAAAGGTGGAAAACTGATAAATAAAAACGATCGATAATATGCCATTCGTTGAGATAACGGAGTAAAAAATTCTCATCATGGCCGAAGAAATTAGGGTCGCAGTTCTAGAACAAAAACTAGAAGATTTAAAAGATATCATTGTCAAGATTGATAATGCTATTGAAAAACTTAGTGAAGTAAATAGTAATGTGAGTAAGATGCTCGCAGTACATGAAGAACGAATCACTAAGCAAGAAGAAACCGACTCTATACTCTTTGCAAAAATTGACAAACTCCGTGATAAGGTTGACAGCGATTATGACGGTATTGTGTCAAGAGTACAGGTAATAGAAAAGCGTGTGTGGATGGCTATTGGAGCAATTGCTTGCTTGACATTTTTGATGAATACAAATGTCATCAAGGTATTGACACCAGGAAGTCAAAGTCCTATAATGGAGCAGCGAAATTATAGA